AAGCTGTATTACTTCTAATTTCTTCATCAGTATGTCTATCGGCGTGTGCTGAAAAGAATTTTATATCTCCCCAATACTGCGATCCACTATTTACGCTAGAGTTACCGCTGTGATATCCACCAATTGATCCAAATCCCCTATTGTATCGTGCGTTTGAATTTGTTATTGTTCCTGCAAGGTAACCATTAATAAAACATTTATATGTCGGATTATCACTATTACTCCAACTCCATGCATATACAGCAAACATTCTTTGAGTGTTGCCGCCACTAGTATACTGATCGTTACTGTAACAAGGAAATTGTGTGTTTTGATTTATGCCGCTATCTATAAAGCCTGAGCCGTCGTTATCGTACATACCAACATCGTTAGCACCACTTTGTATAATTACATGATGGTCGGCATTGTAACTCCTTGTAAGTGTTCGCCACTCAGCTGTACTAGTTTTTACTCTAGACACACAATAGTAAGTAACGTCTCCTGATAAACTTATATCAGATGCGTTTTTAGCTTGACCATAACTACCATTAAAATCCATATATCCGTCAACACCGTAACTATTACCAGCAAGTGTAGTTGTAGTACTGTTTATATTAGAACCTGTTCCATTAACACTGGCGTTGTAAGCACTAGCATTTATATTAAAATTATTTGCATTACCTGATAAATCATACCATACTGTTCCGCTACCTGGATATGATTCTGGTAGTGTGGCATCTAGTTGTACAACACAATTCCTACGCATAAATGCACCTTGTCCGGTTCTAACATCTGCCCAAAATCCTTTGAAATAATATTCTGCATAACCTAGGTCAGTATTATATCTCATATCACCGTCTGCCGGTGTCGAAGGACGCTGTGCGGTTGTACCCGACGGAAGATTTATATTTCCGGTTGAGTTTATTGTTGTATTTTTTAACGTTGCCACTAGGCTTGCTCCCTATTTACTTTTTTTTAATTCAGCAATTTCGTTTGTTAATGATTTAACAGACTCAATTAAGTATGCTGTAAGTTTGGTGTAGTTAATACCAAGTGGTTTACCAGCATCATCTAGTTTAACTAGATTTGGTAGTACGTTATACACATCTTCAGCAATTAAGCCTGCTTCGTGTTTTGTACTTCCGTCTTTACGATCATATGTAACACCTGATAATTGTAATACACTTTGTAGTGCATCAGTAATAGGATTAACATTTTCTTTAAGAGTGATACTTGAATCCTCTACAATACTAGTTGCTGTCATTGTACTAAAACTACCGTTAGCTCTAGTCGCACCACCTATTGTTGTACCATCGATGGAGCCACCATTACAGTCAATACTGCTTACTGTTGTAGTACCACCTAAACTGCTATTACCAGTTGTAGTAATTGCTGTTGTTGACAACATACCACTTGATGGAACAAACGATAATTTTCCAGCACTATAGTTTAGTCCTGTAACACTACCATCACCTGCATCGGCATCATCCATTATGGCAACGTAATAAGTGCCCGAATCTCCTGTTTGGTTTGTTGTTTCAAAACTAATATCACCAAATGATAAGTTACCTGAAGTATCACTTGTTATCGCATACCCATTCTGCGATGGTAATGCTGTTGGCATAGTTAATGTATAACTGCCACCTAATGTAGTAGGCGATTTAAGTCCCGCATAATTACTACTTGCACTATCGGCTAATTTTAAAGTTTTTTCAGCGTTTAGTTGAATATGTTTCGCAGATTTAACTTCACCGAGTCCGTTAGGGTCAAACACCATATCGACATTGTCTTCAATAGTTTGCAAGTTATTCTCTTTTGCTGTAAATGTACCTAAAACTGGTCCACCCTGTACACCTGTTGTTATTCTACGCATTACTATTCTCCCTTAAACTGTTGAAGTTTCGATACCGTATACTACAACACTTACGTCTGTACTATCGCATCTACATACAATATTTTTAGCCGCATCAATAACAATGCCGCCTCTTTCAAGCACACCGTTACCAATTAATTGTGAGTCAAATTCAATGTACTCTGCATTACCTGGTGTTCCTGAAGCAGCTAATGCTACACGAACAGCTCTGTTATTTGCTGATCTATTTGATACACTTACAGTTACTACTGAAAATGTATTAGCAGGTACCGTGTATACAGTTGTATCTGTATTAGCACTTAAATCTGCTGTTCCTAAAATTCCTGTTGCCATTTTTATTTCTCCTAATGTTATCTTAACATGTAATTATATGCTAGTGGTAAGCCAAGAACACTTCCACTAAAGTTAACGTTTGCTTTGATATTTATCGTTTCTCCAGACACCGTTGTTATCTGATTGGTGTTAATAAATATGTCGCCTGCTGTTACTGAGTTCACGTTCAATGATGCACCACCACCACCAATTTGAGCCTCAATATACGCTTTTACAGCTCGTTGTGTTGGAACTACTGTATCTGAATTTGCTGTAAAGAACGGGTCTGTACTAAATTCTGTAATACTTGCTGAGTTACCACCTAGTGTAACTTCACCTAGTGATAGTTCTTGTAGTCCTGCAATGTTAAATGCATCAGCATCAAGTGTTGCAACACCTGTTGCCTGTTCAATACTAAACAATGCACCTACTCTAAAGTTACCATCTTGGTCAGTTGCTGTGTAGAATACTCTACCTCCGTCAAAGTCGTTTGTTTCTTGACTTTGTACTGGAGCATTAACTGGAGTTCCTGGATAGTTAGTATCTGCAAAGTTGCCTGTACCAATGTCTAAGAAGTCATGTCCTGTTAAACGTACCTGACTAAATCTAATACGTTTTGATACACTTGCTTCATTTGCTGGTGCTTCACTAATTGTTAATGAAGGACTAACTTGTAAGAATCCTTTCTTAGAACCATCGTTAGTACCAATTAAACTTACAGTACTAACAAGTTTAAAGAACTTGTTAGGTATTCCAGCAATTACAACGTTTGATCCTGGAACCGGTGTTGATGTTAATCTCTTAACAGCAATAAATGCTCCGTTTTGGAAGAAGTCTGCTTTACCGTTACTGTTTTCTGCATTTACAGTTGCCGTAGCTGTTGTAAAACTTGTTCCTCTATTATTAAATGTTGGATTTGCTATTGCACCGTTACCGATTCTAACTTGTAATTCAACATCTGTAATGTTGTTTGGATCAGTAATTGTAAGTGTTGGAGCACTAGTGTATCCGCTTCCTGGTTCCTCAATGTTAATTTGGAATAGTTTTTGGTTTGCAATAGCTGCTCTTCCTCTTGCTTTTGCACCAATCTTAACTTCTTCAACTACTGAAGTACTGTCATATGTATGACATACAAACTTACCATCTTGTCCTGGATTACCAAATGCAACTGCACCGTAACCCGAACTTCCATTTGCTGTTATAGTTTTAGTTGACCATTGTATTCCATTTTCTGAATATGCAATAGTATCTGCGTCATCTTGGAATGTAACAACAAATACACCTTGTCCGTATGCAATATTACGTGGAGCACCAACTGTTGGTAATGTAGCATCAGTCCAATTTTGACCATCTAAACTAAATGCTGCTTTTGTTCCACTTGCTGCAATTGCAACAAATCTACCGTTACCCCAAACTATATCAGTCCATGTATCTGTAGATAAGCCAGCGCCTGCACTCCATGTAACACCGTCTGCACTAAATGATGTTGTATTAGTTCCAGTTTTTAGTGCAACAAATAGCCCTTTACCGTATGTTAATAAATTAAATCCAGTTGACGGAAGTGCGTTACTAGATACTGCCCATGTTTGGCCAGCATCTTGACTGTAAGCAATATCTCTATCGCCTACACTACTTACAATAAATCTATTATCGTTTACTCCGACATTACCATATGCAATGCTCTTGCTACCAGATGCAGCAAGTCCGTTTGGTAAAGTTGTTCCAGTCCACGCATCGCCGTCTACACTGTATGCTACTACATTTGAATTATTACAAACTGTTACTACAGCACTTGCTTTATAAACACTGGATCCGTCATCTACTAATCCAGTTGCTATTGCATCGTAAAAACCTGCACCTGGACTTGGTAATGTTTCTGCTGTCCAAGTAATGCCGTCAATACTTTTTGCGCCGCCTGTGCCGCTAGTTGGAATTGTAATAAACAATCCTTTTCGTCCAATTCCAGTAAAGTCAAAGTCTACAACCGCACCAGTGGATGAATTAACTGTTGTAATTGTAACAGTAATATCATTATCAACTAATGTGCCATTTAACGATGTTCCTGGTATCACTACAGTATCAAGTCTAGTATAACCTGTCCCTGCACCGTTTAAAGTAACATAGTATTTTTCGCCATTTCTAGTAACATCAAAAGTTACGCCAGTACCGTCTGATTCAGTAGTGGTTGCTAATGCTGTATACTCTGCTGAAGTTTCTGCAAATATTGATTTATTTGCTACTAATGCACCTGCCAACGATCTTTGTGTATTCGATTGTGGTGGAGCAGTAAATGCCGCTTGTGGCTCAATTTGATATGTTGATGTTGAGTTAGGAGCAGCAAATGTTGTTCCTGGAACAACGTGATCCCAACCTGCTGTACCATCTGATACTTTAGTAATGCTTGCACGTTTTGTACCTGCATCGTACGAGTCAATAATACCAAATAATCCTATACCAGCACCACCAATAACTTGAAGTCTCATACCAACATAAGCTGAACTTACATTACCATCTGTTGACGAAAGGTCAATATATGTTGAAGAACCTGATTGTGCAACGTTTGATACTAATGTATATCCTGTACCACCTGCTGTATCCGGTGTAGTTTCAATAACACGAGTTTGGAACATTGCTCCATCTCTAAATTCGTCTGCTACTACTACTTCGTTATCTCCTGGGCCAAATACTTCAATTAATGCTTCGGTATAATCATTACCTGCATGACTTAATTCAATATTTAATAGTTCATTATTGTTTGTATTAAGACCTGATATAGTTGCACTATATTGTGTCGAGTTATCAATAACTGCTGTTACTGGAACTTCTGTTGGATCAACACCTTCTGCTGACGAACCAAATTTACCATATGAGTTATTACCGTTAGTTGCACGTACTCTTCCACCTGTTTCTGCTAGGTAGCCTATGTGTGAGTAATATGTAAATACTGACACAAGCTCTGCTCTACCATTGTTAAGAATGTGTGCTCCGATACCGTCTGATATAACTTGTGTAAAGTCATTACTAACAATTGAATCATTGCCGCCGTTATGTAATGCACCGTCAATACGCTGTCCTGTTGCTGCAAAACCAAATGTTGTACAGTTTTGTACGTATGGTGAACGTGCTGTAATCCATACACGTTGATCATCTGGACCCCAACCTGGATCTAATGAACAATATGCTCCTGCGGTTGGTCTTTGTGTACCAAACGAGTTTGCTGGTCCTAAGTCGCCCTTCAGTCCTTTCATTGACTGAAGTCTTATACCTGTACCATTACGTAAGTAATAGAAATCTTCTTCTTGTGATCCTATAATACTGTTTACATAAAATCTTGCAGCTAATCTTGTTTTATAACTTGCTGGTCTATAAAATGTTAGTGCATTTTCTACATTACCAATTTTATATTGACGTTTCCATGTTTGTGCCCATTCAAGGTCCCATTTCATTGCATTAATATATTCTTTAATATCACGTTTACAAATTGCTTCGCTGTAAACATATGCTTTCTCAATTTTAATTGATCCGCTCCATGGGTTATCTACAGCTACTTCTGAACCGTTTGCACTATTTGACACAGTAAATGATGTACCATTAATTATTTCTTTTACATAATACTTTTGATTAGGAATAAACAATCCAGAGTTTTCTAAAATACTGTTTGTATTAGTTAACTTAACTTCCATGCCTTCATCTAACCAAGCTGTTGAAGTAATTGTTAATCTATTAGAATTTGTTCCACCTGCTGAACCACCAGTTACTACTGATGTTGCTGTAATAGTGTCACTAAAGTAATCATTCACATAAGCAACAACTTCGTCTGCAATAAAATCTTTGTTCATTTCAAGTTGACGTATAGCATTAAACACTTCTTGGTCGGCTACTTTTCTATTTCCACCTTCAGCTGCACCTGCAAATAATGTATCTTGTACTATTTCCCAAGTTGTGTTAATTCCAGTAATTGCGCCTGCTTCACTGTTTACGTTAGCTACAGCAAGTGTTTTTGCAAATTCGTTTGCTGCAATAGTTGCTGTTTTTTGGTCGCCTACTACTTTGTTTGACGGAGCTCTTAAGTAACTTAATGCTGTTATTAAACTAGCATAGTTAGTACCTAGTTGCCAATCATATGCAGCTGCATCAATGATTAATCCAAGGTCTCGTGTACACTTAGCATGATCATATTTGAAGTCATTATATGTATTAGTAATAAACTGTATAGTACTTAATATCGTTGCTGGTCTAGCTGTATTAATGTCTGTAATATCTGATTGTATAGATACCGATGCTCCAGTAACACTAGGATATACAACAGTAGGCACACTATCAGTATTACCTGCTGTAAGTGCATCTGTAATAATAGTCATTCCTGCTGCTATTGAACTTGCTTCAGTACCACTTGCAGGAGTACCTAGTGTAGTTTGAACTTCACTATTTCCTGATTGTGCTGTAACTGATGTTTCTTGTGCAATTAGTCCCATTAGTGTACTTAAATGTCCGTATGCTGCTACAGTTTCACTTACTTGTCCATCTGGATAAATTGCACCAAATATTCCAAAGTATGATTCTGTTATTCTTGTTGCAGCCATTGTGCCACCGTATAGCACATCGTAACACATTGCGTCAACAATATAGCCTACGTCTCTAGCACATTTTGCTTCGTCGTATCCTGCTGGCGGAGTATTATTATTAACATATGCAACAACATCTGCTTTAATAAAATCTCTGTTTGCTACTAAGTTATCTTTTGCGTCAACTTTGTTTTGATCAACTCCTGCTGGACTTGGGAAAGTTAGTGCATTTGCTACTCCGTCGCCTGGTACAGCTGGGCCAGTATTATTGTTAATAATATCAACAATTTCATTCATTGATGTACGAATTCTAGTTATTGCTGTTGAATCGCTAGTAAGAGCTAATACTGAATCTCTAGCTTGTCTAATAGCACCAATAGTTTCAACTCTTTGGTTTGCTAAGTTATAAGCATTAATTGGTCTAGTATATGAAATACCGTTATAAACACCGTTATAGTTAGTTCCAAATGCTGCATCAAATGTAACATCAGTAATGATATTTGTTAAATCTCTTCTACAAACAGCACTGTTATATTTAAAACTACCAAAGTTATTATTAATAAAGTCGATAGTCTTTTCACCAATTTCAGTTTTCTTACTTGCTAGTGTAGTTGCCGCTGATTGTAATCCAGCTGCTGCGCCTGTTACTACAGGATATGTAATACTTGAGCTTGACGGTCCGTTATCAACAATGTCAATAATGTCGTCAAACAAGCTACCTATTGTAGTTGCATCAGCTGCATCGCCTGGGATACCGCTTACTTGTGCTGTAGTTGATTGGTATGTTGGAGTTACAGCTATGTCTCTTGAAACTGTTTGTGCTGTTGATTTCATTATACCGTATGCCGCAATAGTTGCTGCACTCTCAGTACTATCAATTTGTAATACTCCGCTTGCACCATTGTAATAAGCAAGACCTGCTGTTTCGCTCATCCAGTTACCGCCGTATGTTAAATCATATGCAATACTATCAAGTATAAGACCAACATCCTGTTTACATTTAGTTCTGCTATAGTCTAAGTTTGGATATGTGTCGGCAATGTATCCAATAACTTCTTGTTGGATAAACGCTTTGTTTTTTAGAACTAAGTCTCTTGCACGACCTGCACTTGTATCAGACATATCATGGAATAATGGTAAGTTACCATTTCTCTTTTCACCTAGTCCGACATTAATTCTGTCACTTACTGATCTTGCCAAACGTGTTACTTCTGGACCTACTACTGTTGTTTCAGCATATGGCCATACTTGTGATTGTGCTTGGCTATTTCCTGATGTTGCTGTGACTGTTTGACCAGTTACAATATCACCAACAATTCCTGTCATTCTTTCAAGTCCTTTAAATGTATACTTGAAATCGCCTGTTGGAGTTAGTGTAGAGTTTAAAGCTGTTCTTGGTTCAACTGTTACGGCTCTAAGTTCGTCACCTATAATACAACATTCTGCTGGAACAATTATCGGAAGTACTTCAATATATCTTCCTGTTGATACTTTAATTAATGTGTTATTAATAATTCTTGGAGGAATATTTGTATCATTGCCTGCTGTAATTGCATCAGTAATAATTTTTATATTTTCTGTAACTTGTGTGTTAACAGCTTCTGCAATTAAGTTTGCATTTTTATATTGTGAAACAATTGCTGTTGAGTTATCACCGTTTGTTGTTTGGTAATTAACACTTGGATCTGTTTGTGCAAGTACGTTAGTAATTACAGATAATCCATAATTAATACTTGCAACAGTTTCTGCTTTTTGTGTAAGGTATGGTGATCCTGCAGTTTCATTTGCATATGATAAAGCTGCTTCTCTTGAACGAACATTGCCACCATGTTTTATATCATGTAGTATAGCATCAACAATAAGACCCATGTCTCTTTCACACTTACTAGACTCGTAACTAAAGCTAGATGTAAATGGTGCAGTATTATTTGTAATTTGGTAATCAGTCCATTCAACTATTTCACGTTGAATAAATTTTCTATTCAATTCAAGTATTTGTGCTGCTTCTGGACTTTTAGCACCTAGTTCAACTTGTTGAGCTGCATATCTAATAGACTTCCAAGGCCTGTCAATTGACTGTCCGTAAATTGGAGCTGGTTCATCTTTACCATGTTCTGCAACATAATAAACATCTTCTGATGATCCTAAAAATGCCCATTCTGGTAATGAATTTGCATTAACTTGTAAAACCTGACCATCTTTACCAATTGGTAATCTTGTTGGTGCTGCTCCGCTATAGTAAACTAAATCACCTTTAGTTGTTAATACAGATTGTTCTGTACCTATTGCTAGTGCTGACCAATATGCTCCACTATCTGCTAAGTCTGGACGCGAACCTGCTGCGCCAACTTGATTAGATGAATAATCGTCACCTTCTGATATATGACCAAGTAAACAAACATATGAGCTATCACCGTAACGTACTACGTCACCTTGGTAATATTCTTGCTCGTCTACCCATTCGCCTCTCCATTCAAATCCTGAATTTAATCTTTCCCAGTACAATGCACTTGGCGGTTGTTGGTTTTGATGATCTAAAATACAACGATATGTAAAGCCGCCTAGTCTAACTACGTCACCAACTTGGTACTCGTACTGTGAACTATCTGCGCCCCAATCACCTATTAATCTTAATCCTTCTGAAAACAAGTCCCAGTCAGTTGTTTCTAAAGACGGAGTCTTATCAGTGTTATCACGTTTTGCAATATATTGATTACCACCGTAACGTACTACGTCACCTGTTTGGTAACTTCCTTCCCAGGTCCATACATCTTCAAATTGGAAGCCTTCTACAAACTTTTCCCAATTTGCTGAGTCTGTACTAAATGCTGAACTACTAGTGTGATTATTAATTGATATCCAAAGACCTGCACCATAACGTACTACATCGTTTTCTAAATATTTTTTACTTGCTGTCCATTCTGATCTATAATCAAAACCTTTATTTAAAAGTTCCCATTTTGCTTGGTCGTCTTCAAGACCATTTGCTTGTGATGTATGCGGAGTCTTACATACATATGATGCTCCTCCATACTTTACAAAATCATTATTTCTATATTGGTATCCTGCGTTCCAGTCACCTTTCCAGTCTAAGCCTTCGGCAAATGTTTGCCAGTTACCTAAGTCTGCTTCAATACCGTAGTTAATAATATCAATTTCGGAGTCAATTGACATATTAGAATGGTTATAACAATAGTAATACAATGTTTCCGGAGTAGATGATGTAGGTTCTATTGTTATTTTTCTATTAGTTGCAGCATCAAATGCAGCTATGTATGCAGTTGAATCGTCTACTTCTACGTTATCTATATAATACTTTACACCAACTGTATATTCAGTACCGCCACTATGCGTACCATTTTTACTTGCACTAAACAAGAACGGATGTGTAACATTTGAAACATTGTCTTGTGTAAACACGTATGTCTTACCATGCTGGAATTGTATGCTAGGATACTCAGTTCCGTCTATTACATAAACATTATTGCCTGGAGACTGTGTATTAACAGCTACAGCTACCGCTTTAGTTACTGTACCAGTTACAACACTTGAAGTATGATTAGTTTGACAAATGTATAACTTTGAGCCGTATTTAACAATGTTGTTATTTACATATGCTGTACTATGCGCCCATTCACCTAACCAAGATTGTCCGTCACTTACTAAGTTCCATTTACTTGGAACTATGTTTAAGTCTGTAAAAAAGTCTGCTGCACTGCCATGACCTTCTACGCAAATATAAACTTTGCCTCCGAATGCGACAACGTCATCTTTATAATATGTTGTTCCGGTAGTCCAGTTGTTTTTCCAAACAAATCTAATTCTACCTAGTTTAAATTCTGCCATTTGCTTTTACTCCGTATAGTGTATTTATCATTAAAACTTTTTCCTGGTTATTGTACGGTATCATTGATATTCCTTACTAACAACATTTGAGAAATAATTGTTCCGCCAAGTCCGGCTGGGGAAATGCCGTCTGCTCCTATTCCTGCAAAGTTTACAGGACGATTGAAGTTTAAAATTTCGTTATTGTTCATGTCAATCTTGTTATCTTCACCACCAAGTTGAACATTACCTGCTTGTAGTAAGTTAGTTTGAAGATCTTCACCACCAACTGATAGTCTATCTGCTAAGAATGTTGCAATAGCTCTTTGTGTTGGAATAACTTGATTAGAGTCTGCACTCATAGTTGGGTCTGTACTAAATTCTTGTACACTTGTACCAGATCCACCTAATCTAACTCCGCCTAGTGATAGTTCTGACAGACCGTCTAAGTCAAAGAATTGAGCACTAATTGTAACAATACCTGTTGCTTGGTTAACAGCAAAAAGTTCACCTGTTCTAAAGTTACCATCTTGGTCTGTACTTGTGTAGAATACTCTACCTCCATTAGTTTCGTATACTTCATTTTCAGGAGCACTTACAAAGTAGTTTCCGTCTGAGTATAATGCTGGATAGTTTGTATCTGCAAAGCCGCCTGTGCCTATGTCTAGGAAATCGTGTCCTGTTACTCTACATTGACTATATCTATTTCGTAAGTTAACCACTGTGCCATGCTGTAAGTTATCAGTGTTTTCTATACTTGGACTAATTTGGAATTCAACTAATCTTGTTCCGTTACCTGTACCGTCATCACCTAAGTCTGTTGCTTTAACACCGTTGTATAATTTTAAATCATCTGGTACTTCGGTTAATAGATCCAAAATGCCGTCTATTCTAATTTGCACTCCAGGACCTGGAACAACATTTACACCTGCAAGTGTTAATTTATTACTTTGTTCAATAATGTCAGCATATCCGTCACCTGCTATTGTTATAGTAGTTGAGCCTGTTCTATATCCTGCTCCTCTATTATTAAATGTTGGTTGTGCAAGTACGCCACTTGAAATTCTAACTTGTGGTTCAACTTCTGATATGTACTGATTGTCAGTTATTGTTACTGTTGGAGGAGTAATGTATCCGCCGCCTGGATTCCATATTTTAAATTTTGATATTTTACCTTGGTTTACATCTGCTCTTAATATTGCTTTAGCACCTGTTCTTGCTTTAACAATAGCATTACCTGTTGCTTGATCGCCTATAAGAACAAACTCTGGATTATTATTATTACTTGTGTAAGTTAACGCTCCCCATGCTTGACTTGAATCTAAATTATATTGATTCCATGTTATTCCGTCTTGTGTAACTGCAACTAAGTTAGTTGCTCCTGTTCCGTTATCATTTGCTGATGCCATCCAAACACCATTACCGTATTTTAATCCAGTGAATACTAAAGTGCCGCCACCGTTTTGTGGAACATCGCCGCCTAGTTGCCATGTTGCGCCTTTGTCTACAGTATAACATGTTTTACCGCTTTCTGTTATACCTACAAATCTATTATCGCCATAAGCAAATCCACAAAATTCTATTGAATTAACTGTTGCAAATTCTGTAGGAAGTTTATTATTAACTCTATTCCAAGTAATACCATCTGATGATGTTGTAACAGCTCTATCTTCGTTACTTACTGATATGTATGTACCTTGTCCGTATGCTACTTTAGCAAATGCTGATACACTTCCACCGTGTGGTGTTTCGGTCCATGATAACCCGTCGGTGCTATATAAGAAGTTAGCATATGCCGCTGTACAAATAACAAACTTGCCGCCACCATATGTTCCGTGCATCCAGTTGTTTGCACCTGGAAGTGATCTTGTTGTCCAACTTTCGCCTGTTAACGAAAATACGTATTGATTAATTTGTCCGCCTAGTCCGATAAATCTATTATCTCCAGCAATTACAGTGTGTAGTGTTCCTGATACTGAGTGTGTATTTTCAGTCCAAGTTTCGCCTGCATTATCACTATATGCCATGTAGTTAGGATTAGCACAAGCAACTATTCTTGGTTCTCTACCAACACCAATATATTCTGCTGTAAGTATAGAGTTAGTACTATCATCTGTTACTGTTAGTACTTTAACAGTTAAATCATGATCAGGTGTAACTCCGCCTAATGCTGTGCCCGGTATTGCTATTTCGTCTCCAGCTGCATATCCTGCTCCGCCTGATACTAATGATGGTGTATATACTTTACCAGTTCTTAAAATTTGATAAACAGCACCTGACTGTTCAATACCTTCAACAGCACCGCTGCCTAAGCCTAAGCCAATTGATTGATATGTTACACTAGTACCGCCTTCGGATACGTCATTAAATGTTCTAGCATTGTCTAGTTGCCAAGAACTACTTGAAAGACTAGGACTACTTACTTCTACTCTAGGTTCTATTCTGTATTGTGTTGTTGAATCAAAACTTGCTGCTAATGCTGTTCCTGGAATAACATGATCCCATCCATCTTGATCGTCTGATTCTCTTTTAACACCAACTTCTTTACTTATAACACTATAAGAGTCAATGTATGCATATTGCCCTGTTGCTGGTCCTGAAATAATAATTAGTCTCATTCCAACAATTTCGCTTAAAAACTGTGTTTCGTCAGCATTAGATATTTTAATTGTTGAACTAGCATCTGCTGTTGTTTGTGCAAATCCTTGCCTAACTAGATAATTACTACCGCCTTCTGATCCTGACCCTGTTGTGTTTATTAGTCTTACTTGGCTTACAGCTAGATCTCTAAAGTCTTCGAATGTTGTGTTAACACCAGCGCCGGCGCCTACTACAGTTGTTGTTGCATTTGTATAGTGTTGACCTGCGTGTGTATACTCAAAAAGTTTTACTTCATCTGTGGCTCCGCCAATAAATGCTTCGTCTACTTGAGCTTCGTTATTTCTGTTCCATACTGAACACGTATCCGGTGTTTCGCTAGGATCGTTACCGTCAGCAATTGCACCCCAACTACCATATGAGTTATTACCGTTAGTTGCACGTATTATTCCGCCATCTTCTGCAAAATATCCAACCGAACAGTAATATGTAAATACCGACACAAGCTCAGCTCGACCGCCATTTGAAATCCATGCACCAATGCCGTCACTTAACACTTGTGTAAAGTCATTAGATGTCATTGACTTGTTTCCACCGTTATGTAATGAACCGTCTACTTTTTTACCAACACAGTTGTCACCAATATTTGTAACACCTTGTATATAAGGTGAACGTTGCATAATCCAACAACGTTGATCATCTGGACCCCAACCCGGATCTAAACTTGTACATGCTCCGCCAGTTGGTCTTTGATATAAATCAAACACTCCAGGAGGATTAAGTGTACCTGTAAGTCCTTTAGTTGTTAAATTTCTCATGCCAGTTGTATCTCTAAAGTAGAACATGTCGTCGCCCTGACTACCAATAACAGCATTTGCATATCTTCTAGCAGCTTGTAGTGTTGCATAATTTCCTGAATACTGTATATCTCTTGCTAATCCTCTAACTAGAGAATTAACATCATCAAAAATTCTTACTTTGTTTAGATTGTCATATGTAAGATCTAAGAATGCAAATATCTCTTCTTGGATCCATTTTAAATTTACTCTTAAATGATTAGCTGTTTCAATAAATCCTGCTTGATCTGATAATACATTAGAACCTACAAGAGTTGGATTAACTTCGCCTGAGGCAATATTAAATTCTGTATAATTTTTAAAATCGTCAAGTAATTCAATTATTCTGTTTGATGCTTCAAGTGTTCCTGGATCAATATTTGTTCTTGGTGTTTCGGTATTTCCAGCAGTATTAACTACAGGATTGTTTGATATTAAATCAAATATAAATGATGATATGTGTATAAAATAGTTTTTTACATGAACATAGTCACCAACATCAGTAACAGCATTGTATGCATATTCTGGAATAGGACCTGTTGCAGTAATTGTAGTCGATCTTAATTCGTCTCCCATTACTACGCACCCTGCTGGAATAATAATTGGTCCTATTTCGTCATAATTACCCGTTGCAACAGCAACCTTAGTAGGTGCTAAAGGTGCAAAGTTATCTTCAATAAATTCACAAGCATATCTAACTGTTCTAAATGGTAATTCTGGACTTCTTCCTCTAAGAATAGTGTTATCGTTAACTCCATACGGAGCAACATAAATTACATCTGAGTCAGCTGTAAATGTTCTCCAAAATATTTCTTGTTCATTTGTAATAGATAGTACATTTTCTGCTTTGCCAATTTCTACACGAGTATCGCCAAGTGTACTTCCGTCACCTGTGCCTGTTCGTGATAACCCAAAAGTAAGCAAGTCGCCTTTGTCGTGTAATCCGCCTTCGTCACCTGCTTGTATTAGTATATCCCAATAATCATAAACGTTTCCGTTATCTCCTGGATAATTCTCTCCGTCTGCTGTATGCTCATAGTTACATGAATATGCTGTACCTAAATGGTAAACTACATCACCTACTGAATAATAAGTTCCAGTTCCCCAAGGCGCTTTCCATCTATTACCTGGAACTAGTTTTTCCCAAATAGTATTATCTAAATATGTTAACGAACTTTCGTCGCCGTCATTAATATTAACATCTGTTAACGCAACATACAAGTCGCCACCACGTTGAGTAATGTCGCCTGTTTTAAATTCTTTTCTTAATTCCCATTCGCCTGCAAATTGATATCCTTTGGAAAGTACAAGCCAATCATTAGTACTATCGTACCCTGAAGAATTGCCTCTTAAAATTCTTGACGGATCTGAATCAACATTATTTGTAATTGCATAATACGAAGTTCCGCCGTACCTTACTACATCACCAATGTTATATGTAGTAGTACTATTCCATTCACCGTCAAACTGTGTACCAAATGCAAATACTGAAAACTTACTGTCTTCCAATTCTACACTATTTGATGTATGTGACTCAATACATTTAAATAATGATCCACCATATTTTACAATATCATTAAGAGTGTAATCAGTACTAGGTAACCAAGCATTTCTATATTCTTGACCTACGTGGAATTCTTCCCAATCGCCTTGATTATTTTCTAGTATTCCTTGTGCTGTATGTGATGTTAAACACTTCCAAAGATTGCCGCCATACTTTACAATATCTCCGTGTCCGTATTCTGTACCTACTGTCCAAGCAGCATCAAACTTAATATGTTTAGTAAATACAGCCCAGTTTGCTACATCTGACTGGAATGACGAAGCTGTATGTGCTGTAACACAGTCCCAAACAGTTCCACCAAATAACATTGTATCACCTACGTTATAAGATGTTCCCGGAGTCCAATCACCTACAAATGATTTACTTGCTGTCATTACAACCCATTTTGGTTGCGGTTGCGGAGGATTACTATCTGGTAGTATTGCGTTTAAGTCTGTTGCAAAAAGTGCAGATCCTGTGTGCGATATGATACAAACATAACTAAATCCGTTTACACGTACAACGTCATCACGTTTGTAATCGGCGCCAGTTGTCCAATCACCTTTCCAATTATACTTAAATCTATCTAACTTAAACTCTGCCATTGTTCTTTCCCTTAGTCAATTACGTTTTCATCTTGGCCTTCGCCATATGCTACTGTTGATACTCCAGTTGGATAATCATATGCTTCTGATATTCGTTGCACAAAGAATCCTGTTTCTGGTTCTATATAATATAATAACGATCTGTTTTCCCATTTAAATTGTGGATATCTCACATTAGGATATACTACATCGTGATTTGCATCAATTCCATCTAAGAAATCAATACCTTCTTCAAAGTCTGGATAGTTTTCAGATGCAATACCTAAATCGTTTACAACAACAACATTTTCATTGCCGCCTCTAAGTTGGTCAATTTGTACAAGAAATAATTCTCCATCGTTGTTTCTACGAAGACCATAAAAATATCTTTTTATAAATCCATCTAAAACATCTTGTGGTGTAGTTCCTATATAATATGCCATTATGTTATCTCCACGTAACTAACAATGACGTCAACTGAATCATCTAAACTTGATCTAACTAATAATCTATTGCTAGGGGCCAACACTAATTTTTCACCTGTTGATACCGCTCTTAAACTTGTGCCTGCTGGTAGAATACTATCTTTTAAGTAATACCCGCTTACACTAGTATCGTCTTCAACTAGTACGTCAACATAAACAAATTTGTCAGTTAGGTTTGTAAAACTTATACCAAGAACAGTTACCCTGTTCCCAGGTTGTGTTTCATATATAAGTACAGGCTGTGTGCCGCATTGTTTTATAACTGTGTTTTTAAGTGTTGTTGCCATTCTCTATTATCCAAATATTAATACTTTTTCTATCGCTATGTCTTCTGCATCTGCGTAACTAATACCACCTGATGCACCTGCTACCGATATCCAATTACTTCCGTCATACATTTCAACTCTAAGGTCTTCGGTATTAAACCTTATCATTCCTGTAACCCCTGTAGGTCTTTCTGTGTTATTTCCTACTGGAATAACAACCCCGTATGGGTCTGAAAAATCAACATATCCTTGATTAGTACTTACAATAGTTGTCACTCCGTTAGGTGTAACATTTGTTATTGTACCATCATCGAACTTAAAGTTCTCAATGTTGACTGCGCCTGTGCCGTTGCCTGTTAACTGTAGATCAGTATTATTAGTAATAGTACTTATCACATTTCCATCAAGTTGGATGTCATCTACGGTTATTAAATTAGCATCTAATTTTGTTTCAGTAACCGATGCTATAGTGTTTCCTGATACAACAAATCTAATAGTGTTATCATTAGCACCTGGCGACAGTTCTGCTGTTACTTTTGTATCTCCGTCGGCATCTTCAAGACCGTCTAGTTTTAGCCAACCAATATTAGTGTATCCTTCATATCTATTAAGTTGTGCATTATACCTAATTTGTCCTAACACTCCGCTAGGTCGTTGTGCTGTATTTCCTGATGGTAGTTGGAGTGCCCCTGTTGCATCTAAAATAACTAATTCAGTGTCTGGCTGTAGTGTTATATTTGATGTACTAGATATTGTTGAATCAATTATAGAAATATCATCTAGTACAATGCTTCCTGTACCACTAGTACGTAATTCTAAATCACTATTTGATGTTGTGGTTGTAATAAAGTTATCGTCAATTAATATATCACCAGTAGTAAAGTTATTTGCTTGTATAGTTCCTGTACTTACAATATTCCCTACAGTTAATGTGCCATCAACAGTTAAGTTATTTGAAATATTAACATCATTACTAGGTATAATAATTTCCCCAGTACCTGCAGCTCTAAATTCTAAATCAGCATTGCTAGATGTAGTTGTAATAACATTATCATCAATTAATATTTCTTCAAACTGGAATGCTCCGGAAACATCTAAGTCACCAGTAACAGTTAAACTTCCTGTAATATTAAAGTTTCCTGTTTGTGATAAATTGCCAATGTGCGTAAGCGTACCAGTAATGCCTGTATCACCGTTTAGATCAGTTGTTCCACTTACTGTAGTGTCACCAGTAATTTCAACATTATTGTTTGGTACTATTACTTCACCTGTGCCATTTGCACGTAATTCTAAATCACTATTTGATGTAGTAGTTGTGATAAAGTTATCATCGATTAATATATCTCCGGTACTAAATCTATTTGCTGTAATTGTACCAGCACTATTAATATCTCCAGTTGTAATTGTACCAGTAACTATTAAGTCATTATTAATTCTTAAATCGGCATCTGGTATTAATACTTCTCCAGTACCATTTGCACGTAGTTCTAGATCTGCATTACTAGTTGTAGTTGTGATAAAGTTATCATCAATTAATATTTCCTCAAACTGTGCAGAACCTGTAATATCTAAATCTTGAGTTACTGTAAGATTACCGTCAATATTTGAATTACCAGTTTGCGTATAATTACCTGCATGTGTAACTGTGCCAGTAATATTTGTATTCTGTAAAGTAGCACCAACACCAACAGTTAAATTTTCTTCAATCTCTACATCATTATTTGGAACTATTACTTTACCAGTATTGTTTGCTTCTAATATAAGATCTGTGTCTAATGTGTTTGTAAAGATTCTATTTGTATCAAAACTTACATCATTAACATTTAATTGTCCAGTAATATCGTAATTACCAGTAATAGTTGAATTGCCTACGTGAGTTATTACACCTGTAATATTTGTGTCGTCAAGTGTAGTTAATTGATCAACATCAAGTGTTCCAGTAACTTGAAGATCGTTATTTGGTACAAGTATTTTACCAGAACCCTGAGCACGTAACTCTAAGTCTGCATTACTGTCAGTAGTTTGAATTACATTTGCAGCTATACTTAGGTTGCCATTGTCAAAGTCACCTGTTAAGTTCAGGTTGCCTGTTTGTGTAACATTCCCTGTGTGAGTTATTATTCCAGTTATTGTAGTTGCTTGTAGGTCTGTTGCTCCGCTTACTGTAAGTGCTTGTCCAAATACAACGTCATTACCTTGTACAGTAACTTCGCCGGTGCCACTTGCACGTAGCTCTAAATCAGCATTACTAGTTGTAGTTGTAATGAAGTTGTCATCAATTTGAATTTCTCCGTTTGAGAAAGTTCCACCAATGTTAAAGTTACCTGTATGGTTTCTATCACCAACATGTGTTAGTGTCCCTGTGACACTTGTATCTTGTAAGGTAGTTGTTCCGTTAACTGTTAAATTATTAGTGATTACTACATCACTAGTTGGAACTACTATTTCTCCAGTGCCGTTTGCAGTTAATTGTAAATCTGTATCATTAGTAGCTGCTTGAATAGTGTTGCCATTAATTTCAATATCGTCAACTTCAAGAAGTCCTGTAATTGTTAAATTACCGGTTTGTATGTGATCGCCAGTATGTGTAACTGTGCCATTTATTGTTGTTGCTTGTAGATCTGTTGTTCCATTTACAGTTAAATCTTGTGATAAAATAACATCGTCATTTGGTATTAATACATCGCCACTTCCGCTTGCACGTAGTTCTAAATCTGTATTTGTAGTAGTTGTTTCAACTACATTGCCAATAATTCTTATCTCTTGGTTAGTCCAAGTTCCGGTAATATCGTAGTTGCCTGTATGGGAAACATTACCGGTATGTGTTAGCGTTCCGTTTATAGTTAAGTCTGATGTAGTTGTTAATCCAGTAACATCAAGTGTGCCTGTGATATCAACATCATTGTAAGCAACTTTAATTACTCCAGATCCATTAGCACTTAATTCTAAATCATTACTACTTACAGTTTGAACAACATAGTTACTAATATTTATTTGACCAGTAGTAAATGCGCCTGCAGTAACTGTTCCTGTAGTAGTTAAATTATTGGCATCAATATCGTTATCAACGGTTAAGTCATTTGTAATTGTAACATTAGCACTTGGTACTATTACTTCGCCAGTTCCGTTTGCACGTAGTTCTAAGTTTGCGTTACTAGTTGTAGTTGTGATAAAGTTATCGTCGATTAGTATTTCTTCAAACTGTGCGTACTGTGTTACATCTAGTTTTCCTGTTACAGTTAGATTACCATCAACACTTGAATCACCAGTATGTGTTAAGTTACCAACATGGGTAAGTGTACCAGTAATGTTTGTATCTTGTAGTGTAGTAGTTCCGTCAACAGTTAAGTTATTATCAATCTGTACGTTATTGTCTGGTACTAATATTTCGCCTGTACCACTTGCTCGTAATTCTAAATCTGCATTACTATTTGTAGTTGTAATGAAGTTTGTTTCAATTGTGATATCGTCAATAACGGCTCTATTAACGTTTATGTTGTTCCAACGTTTTAAGTCTGTACCTAAATTATATGTGCTGGTTGCACTAGGAACAATGTCACTATCAATACCTGCAACAATTTGAATAGTGTCATTTGCATCATCACCAATAGTAATATTTCCGCCAATAGTAACATTGCCAGTTACATCTAAGTTACCAGTAATACTAACATTGTCATTTAAATTAATTTGATTGTTACTTGCTGTTAAGTTAACTGCGCCAGTTAATGATTCTATAGTGTTTCCACTAAGTCTAAAATTACCTGTTTCAATTTTAGTTCCATCAACAAAAGTAGTGCCGCCGCCATCTATAAACGAAACGCCATTAGTAGTGTTAATAGTAAAGTCTGAAACTGTAAAGTCTACTGTACCTGTTTGCTGATCAACAAAGAACAAATCACCAACTCTAAAGTCACCTTCATGGTCAACTGAGTTGTATCTAATTTTAGCATCGTTAAGTTCTGTAACTTCGTTATCTTGTATTACTGTTCCAGGATCATTAGTAACTTCTTTACCGTTACCAATATATGCTAAATTATGACCAATAGCATAAACAATAACACCTGGTCCATCTCCGTACAATCCGTAGTTGCCGTAAACACTAGCACTACCGATCATACGTATTTCTGCGCCAAAGTCTTTTAGATCATAATTTTCAATACTTGTTGCTGTTGCGCCTGATCCGTTTGTAATACTTGCAGGTGTTGTATCAAAATCCTGTAGTCCAGTAAATTTACCATCAACTACAATTGTATCGCCTTCAATACTTTCAATAGTTGCGTTTGCTATACTTGAGTTATCAGTTGATGTAAATGTAACTGTGTTACCTGCCGCAAACGTTCCGCTTATTCCTCCTAAGCGTACTCGTGTTTTACCGTCATTATATAAACCTTGGTTACTATCAAATGCATAAACTGAACGGTTAGCAAAGTATGTAAATGAGTTTAACCATTCCATTCTAGTACCATTAGTTGCTGATATTGCATCAACTCCCGGAGTAATAAATGTTGCTGAGTGAAATAAGATACTTGCTTCTTTTGAATTAGCGTTTGCTGCAGCGCCATCAAAGTAGCCGCCACGTCCTGCATCGCCTTCATTAAATCCTCTTGGATCTTCTGTTGTAGTTACTGAACCTTTGGTTATTACTGTTATGTTTTTAATGTAAGGACTTCTTGAAGTAACATTCATATTTGGAGCAAATCTAAATGCATGTCCTGTATTGTTACCAGAATCGTAATAGAAATTACCGATTGTTAAATCTTGTATTGTAGTTTCACCGTTTAATAAAAAACAGTCTTGCGAATTATTTGAACTTGGTGGATGTAAAAATACTGAGCGAATGTTTTCGCCTTTGATTGTTACACCTGCAGGAACTGTTATAGGAAATGTTTCTTCATACGTTCCTGGGTATATATGGATAGTATCGCCTGCTGTTGCTACAGTTACAGCATGGTCTAGTGTTAAAAACGGATCTTGTTGATGTGTGCCAGTTGCTGTGTTACTACCATTAGTTGAAACAAAATAAGTGTTTCCAGGTCTAACACTTAAATCAACACCATTAATTATTAAGTCGCCTGTATCAACAGTATCAGCAACAATGTTTTTAACTTTAACATCGTTCCAACGCTTAGTATCAGATCCTAAGTCATAAAAATCAGTTTGGTCTGGAATAATATTACTGTTTACGTCTGCATTAAAATTAATGCTATCTGTGTCAGCATTACCTAAAACTATATCACCGTCTGCTGAGATATTTCCAGTTGCGTGTATATTTCCAGTAACATTTGTATCAGCAAATATTTCAACTGTGCCTGATCCGTTTGGACGAAGTTCTAAATTTGCATTTGAATTGAGTGTGCTAATAGTGTTGTTATCAATACCTACACCATTTACTTCTAAACGTGTTTGATATACAACACTATCTGTTCCAACAGTGACTAGATTTAAATCACCGTCTGTTTCGATAGTTTGTCCGCTAATACTTACATTGCCAATTGTAGCCAATGTATCAACTATTAGGTTTGTTGTTCTTGTTGTCCCGTTAACAGTGAGATCGTGGGTTGGTGACGCAGTTCTTACACCAATACGCTGATTATTTACATCTAGATATAATAAGTCTGTCTCAAAGGCCAAATCCACACCATTACGTATGAGATTGGACTTCAAAAGCGGACCCGATATGCGACCTACAGCCATCTTTTCTCCTTTAACGGGGATCCTGTCCCTCTAGCCTAATTTTCAGTCTTATGACTCTTTGCTGGTTAACCACAGTTTGTTCCTGCAGTACAATGGTCGCTGTACTTGCATTAATAGTATTTATCAATTAAGGTTAAAAGGGGATTGTTAGCCGTAGATTAGAGTCTGTACGAGAGCTTCGTCTTCCATCTCTTGCGCTGATATAGCATCAAACTCACCTGCAGAGTTTTGCCATTTAGTACCAATCCAAGTTTCTAATTCATTGAGTGTACTGTTATGTCTTGTCTGACCTAATAATGGGCTTGCTGGACGTTCTGCTGTTGTTCCTGACGGAAATTTAACAGCTCGATTGCCTGGAAATATTACAGTATGCGTTCCAGTGCCACCGATTACATCTATATCTAATACTCCAAAATCAATATCTATATTTTCTAATCTTACATTTCCGGTTCCGTTTGCTACTAAGTCAAGATCGGCGTTTGTATTATTAGTTGAAATAGTATTACTTTGAATATTAATATCATCAACTTGAATTTCATCAACATGTAATCCAGTAGAATCAATAGTACCGACAGATGCAGTATTGGCTGTAAATGTTATTATGTTTGTTGTAGGATGTATACTTACTTTAGTATTTCTATCATCAGATGCTACTTGACCAAATGATATCACTGATGCATCAAAACCTTCATATACGTTATCAGTTGTATTATATCTAAATGTGCCGGGGTTTCCTAAGTTACTTCCGCCCGATGCTGCACCAGCTGAATTATAAACTACATCATTTACTGTAAACACTGTTGATGCATTACCACCTGATATTATTGCTCCTGTTATCGAAGCTGTACCACCATCTATTGATCCTGCCGATGCAAGTAATATTTCAGATTCGTTGCCTACAGGAATTTGTAAAGATCCTGTACTATTAATAATTACATTAGGGGCTTGTAATTTAATACTAGATACCGATGCAATAATGTTATTATTAAATCCTAACTCTTGTAGATATACCAAGCCTGCGCCGCTTGCACGTAGTTCTAAATTACTATTTGAATTAGTAGTAGTAATAACATTATCAAAAATATCAATATCAGTACTACTAACCATATTTTCTAAAGCAAACGTATTGTTGATATTAATTCCTTTAGAATTTAACGTGTTAGTTATTAAATTATTTGATATATCAACATTATTGTTAGGAACAATAATACTGCCTGTTCCTGCTGATCTAAGTTCTAAATCAGCATTACTAGATGTAGTTGTAATAATATTATCATCTATAACAATTTCTTCAAATGCAACTTTAGCATTAATTTCTAAATCTGATGATACAGTTACATTGCCGTTAATAACAGCATTGCCTGTTTGATTTGTATTACCGATACGTGTTAACAACCCAGTAATATTAGTATCTTGTAAATCAGTAACCCCAGTTACGGTTAAGTTTTGTCCTAAGGTAATATTTTCTTGGATATTGATTTTACCTGTAGCACGTAATTCTAGATCACTATTTGATATTGTGGTTTCAATATAGTTGTCGTTAATTTGTATATTATTACTGTTTACAACAATATCATCTAAATTAATATCTTGTGTAACATTTATATCACCGGTTGTAATGCTTGCAACACTTACATCATTACTAACTGTAATTTGATTTTGAGAAATAACATCACCAGTGCCATTTGCACGTAGCTCTAAATCACTATTTGTTGTAGTAGTTGCTATCACATTACCAGCAACTAGTACTTCTTCAAATTGTGCTTGTGAACTTACATCTAAGTCTTGTGTTACTGTAACATTACCTGTTACTTGTTTGTTACCAGTTTGCGTAGTGTTTCCGACATGGGTTAATAGACCATTAACATCTACATATGAAAATGTAGGGAACAATCCTATTGTTGTTGTTCCGTTAACTGTTAAATCTTGATCAAAGTCAACATCATTAATACCAAATTTAACTAGCCCAGATCCGTTTGCTAACAGTTCTAAGTCTGCCGACGAAGTTGTTGTTTCAATAGTTGATCCGCTTATTCTAAAATCATCAATATCTACATTACCAGTAATATTACTAGTACCTGTTTGATTCCATGTTCCGTTAAGAGTAAGCAATCCGTCAATATTAGTATTTTCTAATGTACTAGTTCCGTTAATAGTTAAATTGTTTGGTATCTGTAAATTGTCATTAAATGTAATTGGACTGGAAGCTGATCTTAATTCTAAGTCTGTATTACCTGTTGTAGTTGTAATAAAGTTGTCTTCGATTAAAATTTCAGGACCGTTAAATTCTCCCAATAAAGAATAGTTTCCTGTTTGGTTTCTATTACCTGTTTGAGTAAGTAGTCCGGTTATATCAGTTGCTTGTAAAGTTGTTAATGCAGAAACAGTTAAGTCTTGAGCAAGTGTTACATCGTTACTTTGTATAGTAACATTACCAGAGCCGCTTGCACGTAGTTCTAAATCACTATTTGATGTAACAGTTGTAATGAAGTTGTCTTCAATTTTTAATTCGTCACTAATAAGTTCGCCGCTAAGATAGAAATTACCTTGTTGGTTAATATCACCAATATGGGTCATTTCACCGTTTATAACATATGAGCCGTTAAGTGTTGTTGTACCATTTACTGTTAAATCTTGTCTAAATTCAACATCGTTAAATGGCATTGTTACTTCACCTGTGCCATTTGCACGTAGATCTAAATCAGTATCTGTTGCTGTAACTGATACTATATTAGAATCTAATAATATTGTATTGTTAAGTGCTACTTGTCCTGAAATCGCTGTAGTTCCAGTTTGATTATAAGGACTGTTTACAGTTAATAAGCCTGTTAATGTAACATCATCAATGTCAGTGTCTGTACTAACAGTTAGGTTGTTTGTAATTACTACATCATTACCTGTTACTGTAATGTTGCCTGAATGTGTTCTTAATTCAAGATCTGCATTTGAATTAGTAGTTGTAATAAAGTTATCTTCAATACGTATTTCAGGAGTAAGTAGTTCTCCTGATAATGTATAATTTCCTGTTTGAGTTCTGTTGCCAGTATGTGTAATAGTTCCGTTAACAGTTATATTGTTTACATCTAATAATGTGTCAACCGTTAATGCTTGGCCCATTTCAACATCGTCAAGTAGACGTACTTTATAGTTTGAGTTGCTGCCAGCAGCACGGAATTCTAAATTTCTATTTCCGTTATTAGTTTTAATTTCATTACCAACTATAGTAATGTCATCAACAATGGCAGTATTAAATTCAGTAGTAGTAGTTACATCAACATCGCCAGTATTATTAATATCATTAGTTACAGTTAAGTTATTAGTTATAGTAACATTGTTATTTGGTATTAGTACTTCGCCTGTGCCATTTGCACGTAGTTCTAAATCAGTGTTTGATGTAGTAGTTGTAATGAAGTTATCATCAATTAATATTTCTTCAAATTGTGCTGATTCACTTACATCAATATGCCCTGTTACTGTTGAGTTAGTAACCGAAGCATCGCCTGTTTGTACATAATTTCCTATATGTGTTAATGTGCCTGTAATCCCCGTGTTAGACAGCGTTGTAAGCCCGCTAACAGCAAGATCGTTGTTTACTTGTACATTGTTACCACTAACTAAAACGTTGCCTGTGCCGCTTGCTCGTAGCTCTAAGGCGGTGTTTGAATCAACTGTAGTAATAAAGTTATCTTGTATTGTAATATTTTGGATATCAGCTTTTGACGAAAATACAGTGTTCCAAAGTTTGTTTGATTTACCTAAATCAAAGTTTCCAGTAGTGTGTGGGTTAAAGTCTTGATCAAAGTCTACATTAAGATCTAATGTGTCATTGCCTTCGTTACCTAAAACATTTAATGCCCCTCCAAAACTTAGATTACCAGTAACATCTAAATCTTCATCAACTAACGTATTTCCAGTTAAATTAATAGCACCTGATTGTGAATCAATATTAATTGCGCCCTGGAATGAAATAATATCATTTCCTAAAAATCTTAAATTGCCAGTACTAATTGATGTTCCTGCTAATATTGTTGATTCGTCGTTTGTTGTAACAGTTAACCCTCGTAATGCGTTTGCTGTTAAACTATCTAAATCAACTGTAGTATTTCCGTTTTCAAAATCTACAAAAAACGAATCGCCTATTCTAAAGTTGCCTAACTGATCAGTTGAGCTATAATATATTTTTCCTGAATTTAGTTCTGTAACTTCTTGTGCTTGTAGAGCAAGTCCTGTGTCATTAGTAACATCTTTGCCTGCACCTATATATCCAAAGTTATGTTGTATTAAGTACATTAAACAATCAGCACCGTCAGACACAGCACCAAAGTTACCGTATACGTTTGCTGATCCAATTGAACGTATTTCGCCACCAAATTTAACTGTACTTCCGTCTGTACTTAAATGTCCTGTACTTCCGTTGACAGCATATAATCCTCTGTTTGCAAAATATGTAAACGAGTTTAACCATTCAACCCTAACGCCATTGGTTATAGTAAGTGCATCAACACCTGGCGTAATAAATGTACAACTATGGAACAACATGCTTGCTTCTTGACTTGTGTTTAATACACTTGCTCCATCTACTAGAACACCTTTACCTGCGTCTCCTTGAGTAAATCCTCTAGGATCGCTTGCACTTGTAACACTACCTTTTGTAATTACTGTGATGTCTTGTATGTACGGACTTCTTGAAGTAATAGTTGCATTATTAGCAAATCTAAATGCATACCCTTCGTCGTTAACGCTATCGTAATAAAAGTCTTTAATTGTAAGGTGTATAACTGTTGCTTCACCATTTAATAAAAAGCAGTCATTATTATTAGTTGCTACAGTGGGTTTAATAATTGTATTTCTAAAATCGTTACCTTTAATAGTAACACCTGCAGGAACTTCTATTGGAAATGCTTCTTCGTATTCACCAGCAAACACAATAATAGTATCGCCTGCTGTTGCTTGAGAACAAGCATATTTAAGAGTTAAAAATGCTTCGTATGTGTGTATACCAGCATTTGAATCGTCACCGTTTTTAGTAACATAGTAACTATTACCTACATCTAAAGTTGGATTAACACCTGCAATCAATGCTCCGCTTACGCCAACTTCTTCGCCGTTAACTAATTTAGTATATATGTTATTCCATCGTTTGTTACTTTGGCCTAAATTAAATGTCTCGTTCTGGTCTGGAATAATATTACTAATAATGTCTGCATTGAATGCTATGTTATCAGTATCGTCACTACCTAATGTAATATTTCCGTCTGCTGTAATATCCCCAGTTGCATGTAAATTAGCATTTACTAATAAACCATTTGTTTCAACAGTTCCGACACCATTAGTACGAAGTTCTAAGTTTTGATTAGTTCCGTTAGTAGCTATATAATTATTAGATATCTTAACATCTACTGTCTTTAGTGTTCCTGGAACAACAACACTTCGTGTCGGATTAAAATTTATGTCGCCAAATGATGGTGTTATATTACCCGCCGGTTGTATTGTTATATCATCTATTTGAGCAAGGGTATCAACGATTATATTAGTTGTTCGTATGTTAGGGGAATGAAGATCAGACCCTGGAGTATTATTTCTAATACCGATCTTATCATTGTTTACATCAATATAAAGTAAGTCTGTTTCAAAAGCAATATCCACACCTTCACGTAAAAGGTTGTCCTTTAATATTGGTCCTGAAATTCTACCGAGTTGTGCCATACTGCAATTAGTTCCTTATATACAGTATTTAGCGGAAAAGCTATTTGTCGAAGTTATGGATAACTGTTACAGGTTTACCTACTGGCGGTGCTTCACTAAATGCTACATACCACCCTGCTGGTTTACCTGCTGGATTTTGTACAATATCATAGTTTCCGCCAACACCGTGTTCATTAGCTGGAAGTTGGAAAACGTTTTCAACAAATACTAAAATATTTTGTGGTGCTACTGGAACAGGAAAGTTTACATCTCCGCTATCTAGTACACCAAACATATCTTCTGAAGCATCACCAATACCAAGAGTTTGTACTTTTATTCCAGTACGTGATGGTTCTGAATATCTAATATTACGCCAAGCATTGTCTTCGTATTGTTCAAATCTATTTGTGTCTGTATTATAACGAAAGTGTCCGTTGTTTGGATATGTAGGACGTTCTGCTGTAGAGCCTTTTGGTACTAGTACAGCATTAGCACTGTCAAGACGAACTTCGTCATCTACAGTGTAGTTAACTCCTTTGCCTACAAGTCCTCTTGTATTTGTGCTTTGCCTACGAATGTATCTCATTACACTTCCAAATAACTAATTGTTGCACTAATTACTTCTGGTGATGTAGTAAGTGCATATACTAAATCGTTTTCTTCTAAAATTATCTTTTCAGTATCAAACGTAAATGTTTCGCCACCTGGTATAGGAATAGCGTTAAGAACTAAGTTTTTATCTCCTGCTGGATCTCCACCTTTTACAAAGTGTAAACTTAAAAATGTTAAATCACTATTTGGTGTGTCAGGATCTGCTATTCCTGTATTACAAAATAGTATTGTAGTAATGGCCCATTTTTTTCCTACTGGAACGCGGTAGTCTGCTGCTCCGCTTGGGTTACTATTTGGTAATAGGCTAGTACGCCCGTTTCCATCATGATCGCTACCAATTTCTACGTTATGTATTGCCATTGTCTGTCCTCTAAAATATCATTGAATATAATATAGCCCTATTACGACTAATTACTTCATCTGCTTTGTTATTACTATTTACAAAATGTAAGCCTGTTCCGCCAACTGATTCGGTATCAGCATACACTTTAATTCCTGATGTTGGGTAGTCAGGTTTTGTTGTATCGCCGTCAACTCCCAAATTAGCATCATTTTCAAACGGTCCTGGTGTTAAGTGTAGTATATCATCTATTCTTATATTATTGGTTCCAGGAGCCTTTAATATTAAGTCACTTGCTGAAGTAGTTGATATTGTAGTATCAGTAATTTTAACGTGTTGTAATTGTACTCTGTCGCCAAAAAATCTACTTACTACTGTGCCATCTAATTCAAATTCAATTTGGCTTTCTGCTCGGTATCCTACATTAGTAGGATCTAATGCTCCTGCAACTTCAATGTCAAATACTTCAACTGATGATGTTGTAGTTACGCCTTCTTGAATTTTATCTTGGAATCTACCTTGGAAGAATGATTGTGTATAATCTGCAACGCCTTGTGCATTAACAAGTCCATCGGGCTTTGTAATAGCTGCGTTAACATCAATGTCATTACCGCCTGGTGTTACGTAAGGATATATGTTTTCATGATAATCAACACAACCTTCAACGGTAACAATAGCACCACTGCCTTGGTTTATAAGATATAAACTAGCACCTTTAGTATCAATGCTGTTTGTTTGAAGTCCTAATAACGTTGAACCTGATGTTGACGGAACTACTTTTCTAGCCGCCCATGCACCGTATCCAAGTAAGTTGCCTGGTCCATTTTCAACGTCCTCGTCGAATACAAAGTAAACTTCATCAGCTGATCCTCTATATACTTCAAGGCCTGCTACTCTACCAGGAACAGATGATATAGCAGCACTTGTTTGGTTAAGTGTAATAATTCTATCTTCAATTTTCATTTCAGATGTTTGAATAGTTGTAGTTTCTCCTTCAACAACTAAGTCACCTGTAATTCGAACAGTACCGCCACTGCTATTTGGCCCTACGTCAAGTTTTATTTCTCCGCCGTCTGTAACAGCTAGGATATAATCACCGTCTATTTTAGAATATCTTGCCATTTGTTAGGTCCCTGTTAAAATTAATATATTTGCAGTAGAGTCATTATGAATGTCCCAACTGTATCTGTTATTTTTATAATCTATCATTATATTATCAACAATTGATGCAATGAAAATAAATGCAGAACTTTGTAGTATAACTCCAGTTAAAGACATCTCGTTGTCATTTAACTGATCTATAGTTTTATCAACTAATTCACACACACCTTCATTTCCTTCATTGTCAGTAACTTTAAATTGTGTACTGCTAAGTTGCTCTAAAACAGAACCATAAGGATCTGCCTTAGAGCTACCAATCTTTACAGAAACAACCAAATCTTTTAACAGATTATAAAGGTTCCAAAAAACATTTATTGGTTGTTTCATTAAGTTAATCCTTATGCGTCTTCTGTAAAGTCGTCGTCATCAGATCCGATTAATGTGTTATCATCACCAGCTTCTTCAACTTGTGCTGCGCCATCTGTAGTAGATGTTGCAAAGTTCCATGGAACACTCTTGCCATCATAAGCATTACTGCCTGTTGCACTTGGTGCTGACAAAGTAACTTTACGTCCAGCAATTTTACTTACTGTGTATGTTTCTGCATCGTCCATTTTGAATGAAATAGCCATTTCACCTGCCGCTAATGCCGCTGGCAATTTACCAGTTGTTAGCGTACAAGTAAATTCTCCGCCTGTACCGATTTCTTCACATACAAACTTTTTTGATCCTACTTGCTTTACGATATAACCTTCTTTAACGGCTGTGCCATTATGAAAGTTTATTTTGATTTCGCTCCCACCAGCTGTTGGTGCTCCGAATAATCTTTTGTTTAGTGGTCTTCCCATTTTTTTTCTCCTATAATAGTAGTCCTATGCCCGTTCTATGGGCTACGCTGTTGGTACAGCATAAGTCCGCCTTGCGGCACACTATTTGACATATGTATTTATCAAAAGAAGTTAGTTCTCAAAGAGTTCTTATCTTGAACGCTATTTAAAAATTGACTAAGGAAGTCAAAATGTATTCCTAATGTTTTAAATAAATCGTTACGTATAGTTTCTGATGCGTGTATGTAACTAGACTTTCCTACATCACTTACGTACTTAGAATTTAATTTATAGTCAGGAAAAATTCCTGCAACAAATAAGCATGTGTCACCGAGTGTTTTTGCATCTCTATAATTAGAAATAGTTAGATACGACTCAGCAAGTGTTCTTGGAAGAAAGTCTGGTTTATCAACATGCGAAGCTAGTAATGCAACAATGTAGTGTTCTACTTCAACAGGAAGTTGTACTCCAGTGTTAAGTGAAGTATCTTGTACGATATCATACATTATAGGAATGTATTCGTCCTTCATACTAATATTTAGTCATAAAAAAACAGGACCCGAAGGTCCTGTTTAGTGCTTTTACTATTAGTAAAACTTAACTGAAGCTTACGTTAGCTACGCTTACACGTGCCAAGTAGTCAGCTGCGTTACCAAGAGATGATGCTGTGTTGTTTAACTCAACATATCCGTAACGTGTCATGAAGCTCACAACAGGTTCGAATGTGTCTGGGTCTAATACAACTCCACTGCTCATTAATGGAATATATGGGCAATAGAATGCAGCTGCGTCTGATTCACTTGAACCTTTATAACCAACTAATACATCAGTTGCGTCTGAAGCGTATGTGTTAACATATACTTTCATTGCATTGTTTAATGTACCAACTAGCTTAGTATTAGTAGGTGCTTCAAAAGAACCTTCAGTTGTTCTTGCGAACGCTGAAGTAGTAGCACTTTGTAATACTGTTAAGGTATGTGGTGAAACAACAGCAAAGTTACCAGCGCCACGTCTTGTGCGCTGAGCAATTTTGTTAGCTGCTCTGTTTATCATCACTGCTAAAGCGGCGTGCTCATCACCAACAAATGTAGCTGTTCCGCTAACACCTGATTGGTCATACTGTACGTCTGACTCTGCAGATCCTGCTAGGCTGTAAAGACTAGCAATTACTTCTTGGTCAATCTCAGCAGTAATTTCTTGTGCTAATGCAGCCATAATTTCTGCTTCAACATCAATACCGTGCTGTGATTGTGCATCCTGAGCAGCTTCAAAAGTCCAACGAGCTGATAGCTTTCTGGATTTCGCTTCTACAGTTTGCTTCAAGATTTGAATGCTTAGTCTGTTACCAGCTGAGCCTTCTAACGCTGATGTAGCAGCTGCTTTATCATCTAAAGCACCTGAATACGCTTCAGCAATCTTGAATGGGCTTAACGCCTCGTCACCAGCTGCTGTGTCTGTACCATTAGTTGAGTTTACTGCATCTGCATAACGTACTCTCAATGTGTGGATTTGACCAACTGGTCCAGTCATAGGTTGTACACCAACTAACTCGTTAGCAATAACGGTTGGCATTACACGTCTGATCACTGGAAGGATCACACGATTTAAGGTTGCGACGTTACCGGCGGAACTTGCACCAGCTGTTGCACTCTCTGACAAATACTTACGAGTATTCTCAAGTGTAGCAGCCATCACGCTTTTCTTGTTGCCGTTTAAGCCTTCAAGAAGTGCGCCTTTGGTTTCCTGCCAGCGACTTTCTAGTAGTTCTGACATAATTATCTCCTTATTTATAATCCAGCTAGACGACGAATGTCAACGACATTATTGTCCTCTGCTTGTCTACTGTTTGTTGTCATTTCTTCTCTATTGCCTGTGATTTCTTTGCCTTCTGTAAGCGCCTTCTTTTTAGCTGGAGTATTACCGTCAATAACAGTAGGTAAGTACTTATCAAACGCCGCACGTAGTTTTGGAGTTTGAACGGATTCCAGTAGATCTGACATTATGTCCTTTTGGTCTTTCGATAAAGGTGCAGTCAGTTCGTTTAGAACACTTGCTCTTTTTGCTGATTCAATTAGTCTCTGCTTTTCAACAGTAACTGATTCAGCTAATTGTTTTGCCTTTGTCGCAAACGTCTTTGCTTCTGCTAGTTGCTGGTCTTTAACACCAATAACCTGCATTAGTTTAGCAGTTTCCGACTTTTCGTTTAGGTAGCTATTTGAATATTCGCTAGCGAATGCTTCAAACAACTTACGACCAAAGTCGTTTCTTCGTGCCTCTTCGATATCTTCTTTAAGTTGTCCAATCTCACTGTTAAGTGTTGATTCAACAATTTCAGATACCTTAGTAGCACTTCTTTCGATAAAGTCTGTTTTAACTTTAGCGAAGTGTGATTTAGCTTCTTTTACAAGTTTAACCTTGGTTTCTGCTAAGTCTTTTTTATCTTCTGCAAATTCTGCAATTTCTTGTGCAAGTTGCTCGACGACAAATTCTTCCAATTTGCTAAAGTTTTCAGCCATAGCTTTTTGGTCTTCGTGTAGCTCGGATACCTCTGCACCTAACTGATCAATAACAAAATCTTTCATTAACGTTGCGTTTTCACGCATTGCTACTGCATATTTTGCTTTTGCTTCTGCTAGTTGTTTACGGTCTTCAGTGAATTCTGAAATTTCCTCTGCTAGTTTTTCACTTACTAATGAGTCAATAGCTTCAACCATAGTTGACTTATCATGCTCATATTTTTGTGCAAACTCTTCACGTAGTTCTGCTGTTACCGCTTGGCGATTTTCGATCACCCTTTGGTCCCATGCTTCTTGAATTTGTTGACGCACATCTTCTGAAACTACATCGTTTTCAAAAAGTGTTTTTAATGCATCCAACATATTAATCTCCTTTTATTGGAGTCGACTGATTATGTTAATCAGCGATTCTTTTAAGTATTTCTGTGCCTTGGGGTCTTGTTTTGTTGCCTGTGCTAATTCATATGCTGCCATTCCTCCACGTGCATTCATTAAATGCTCGTAGATTGGTGTAGGATATGCTCCTGGGGCGCTAGGCTGAGCCACAACGTCCACAGTAATAATTTCAAAGTCCGATACTTCACCGGACCCGTCTTCTGATACGTTACCAGAGCCCCTCGATGAAACACCTAGTTTAACTCCGCTTTCCAGCATTGTTTTAACTAGTTGTCCCATTGGGGTTGGTAAAATTTTCATCTTTCCGTAACCATTAGCGCCGTCCATCCATGTTGATTCAATCATGTGTGATACACGGTCTAGGTTAATATTAAGTCCTTCTGGATGATCAACTTCTCCGAGAACACTATATCCTCCTTGTATTTGATCATTGAGAGTTTTGACAGCCCTGCCAATTTCTTTTACAGGATATACACGTTGGTTAGCATTACGCACCCCGCCCTGTATACAAATACCCTTAAGGTATAAGTCTTTTCCCTCGTTAGCAGACTCAATAACCATATTAGCTTGGTCAAATGTCAATGTCTCTCGTAGGTTTTTCATTCAGATTTTCCTAATTTACTTGCCAACAACAGATTTCTTGTTGTCTGCAGTTTCGCCTGCGCTTTTCTTCTCTGCGCCGTGGCCTTTTGAATCACCTTTTAAAGATTTAGAAGCTTTTCCGCCTGGCTTATTTACATTGCCTGCATCTTCTTCTTTTGCTGAATCTGCTGTGCGTCCACTTTCTTCACCGCCTTGTGCAATGTTTCCAGCTTCTCCGCCCATGTTGTTAGCACCAGCTACAACCGACTTAGCATTTGCGCCATTGTCGCCCATTTTAGGTGTTACTTTTTCAACATACTCACGCATTGTTTCTGCTTCTGATTTTTCATCATCTGCTTCTTCAACTTCTTCGTCAGTAGCTTCTTCAACTTCTTCGTCAGTTGACTCAAAGTTAAATGACTCTTCTTCTGAATCGTCATCTTCGTCACCAGCTTCGTCTTCGTCGCCAGCTTCGTCTTCATCACCAGCTTCGTCTTCGTCGCCAGCCATCATTTTTTCAAATTCTGATTTAAGATCGTCTAATGCGTCTTCTAAATCAACAACTCTATCTTCAATTTCTTCTTCGCCGCTATCTTCTTCGCCGTCCATTGCATCTTCAATGTCGCCCATCATGTCATCTGCTGGGTCTGCTTCCATTGGGTCTGCTTCTACTTCAAATTCGTCTAGGTCAAAGTCTTCTGCAACTTCTTCAGCATCGTCATCTTCAGATGCTTCATCAACTTCTTCGTCAGTAGCTTCATCGACTTCTTCGTCAGTAGCTTCTTCAACTTCAGCAGCTGTTTCTTCAACTTCTGCTAAGTCGTCTTCTAATAATGATTCGTAGATATCTCTTGATTTTTCAACTACGATTTCGTGAAATAATTCTTCTGCTCCAGCTCTGTCTTCGTTGACGAGCTTTTCTAGCATACTTTCAAACTTATTTTGATCTGCCATTTTTGTCTCCTATAAAATGTTTACCTATGGTAAGGCTGTCACTAGTATTTACTATATAGTTGAAAATAGGTGCTAAAACAGGCTCAAAACGAGCTTTTTTGTAAAATGTGAGGTTAGGTTCCCAATTTTACTCGGAAATCGTCAATCAACATTGTACTATAATTGACAAAACTATTTAGTTTGTGAGTCTGTAAATTATCTGGTAATATTATTCTACAGTACTTTATTTGCTGATTTTTTCTAAAAACATCTTCAGTTTGTCGCAACCAGTTATGATAATAAGTTGCTCTATCTGTTTTATTCATATAGTTTTTAGTGTTAGCATATATGTTATTATAAAGTTTCCCGCTGTCTACACCCATATAATCAAATCCTAGCATGTATATAATATTGTTTTTGTGTTCACTTGCTAGGCTTAATGCTGTTGGGCCGCTACTCCAACCAAGTGATTTTTCAAAATAATTAAATCCATTAAGATTTTCAAATCGTTTATGCTTGTTTGTCCATACATTATTATACTTGTGTTGGTATTGCGATTCATTTATTTCAAATACCATCTTAGGATCAACAGCAACTAAGTAATCAGGATCATAATCTCGGTATACAGCATTACATGCATACACTGTTCCGTGTTTTTTAAGTAAGTTAAGATCAATTGCTGATCTACTTACACCATTACCTATAACAAATGCTGTATTTGCTTTCATATTACAAACTAAATTGTTCTTTAAACTTATCTATATGTAAATTACTAAGGTTAGTATTTTCTTTAAGGTCTTTTGGAATATAACTTTTGTCAGTTACTATTCTGTGGTAATTGATATCAGTATGGTCCTTAAACACCGATCTAGTTTGACGCATCCAGTTACCGTAAAACGTAGGTCCTTCTGTAGATTTCTTATAATTCATGGTATCAGCATACAAATTGTTAAATTTTTCGTTATCTATGCCCTGAAAATCGAATCCTAAGATATATATGTTCTTAAATCCATGCTGGCTTGCTAACCATAGTGCTGTTGGTCCACTACTCCAGCCTTTGCTAGGCGAAAAATAATTTAATCCACTTATGTTTTGAAAACTTTTGTTAGGGTTTGTCCAAACAGGAACTTTGTGTTGATATCTTGACTTATTAATTTCTAGAATCATTTTAACATCAACTGCAACTAGGCAATCTGCTTCGAATGATCTATATAATGCATTACACCCGTAAACTTTACCTAACTTTTTTAAATCTTCTGGATCAATTGAGGCTCTGCTTACACCGTTGCCTAGTACAAATGCTGTGTTAGGCTGAAACGATTCGTGTATTTCTTTAACAGACGGAGTAACAGTTTGTTGTTGCTGAAGTTTAGCCGCGGCTTTTTCTTGGCGACGAGCTTCTTTTATTCTGCGCCATTGTTCTTTTGTATATTGTGACTTATCTAACTTCGCCATTACACCCCGCCGGCTTCAACAGCTGGAATTCCATACATTTGCTTTATAAAGTCAAGTTCTTTACTAGACTCTTTAGTATGTATGTCGGCTGCTTTGCGGACGCGGTTAATTTGGGATAATGTTAGTCTTGTTTTGCGAGTATCGCTTTTCTTAACTACTGAATCGTCAAGGTCTGGGTCGTAAGATGAATCTTCGACTGGTTCTAATGTTTCTTTATCAAAATAAAATAATTCACGTAGTATCATAATAGTATTTATACCGTTTGGTCAGTTGTTGGGGCGTCAGTGCCTGGTGCACCTGTTGCTGTTTCGGGTGCTTCTGCATCAGCGCCTACATCAGGGTCTGCTGTATCATCTGCTACATCTTCTATGCCACCTAAATCTGCATCGATCCCTGCTGAACTTATTCCGGCTCCTCTCAATTCTCCACTTGCATCACCTGGACCAGGTGATAGTGTTTCGTCATTTTCTTCTCTCCACAGACGCTCGTTTTCAGCAAGCTCTTCGTCTGTCATGCCTAAGAATCGTTTCATTGCAAAACGATTTGAAATATAAGGTATTTGACTCATT